TACTTTCAGTGAATGTCAACACCACAAATCTACCTAATAAGGCTTCAAAAGTGGTCTTATGTTCATCTGCAGCCTTATGATAAACCTCATGAGGAGTTTTATTTGAGAGTATAATAACGGGAACGTTTTTAACTTTGAGTATTGGTGATGTTCCTTTACGTTTAAGGTTCATAACACATCCTTCTACAAATTGGTTTAGCCACCCAATTGTGCATTCTCCCCCGTATTCATCAAATACGACAAGGTCATATGATTCATTATATCCGTCCATAAAGTCTTCCCCTTTACAGTGGTGAAATATCTTTAGATACTGTTCTAATTGAATAATAAGATTGGTTTTCCCAATATTGGTAGGTCCAGCTATCCATAATTGTTTGGTCTTATGAGGTCTTGGTTTTTTGATATTGCTATTAAGCCAAGAGGAAAGACAACTACCATTATAATCCTCTAGCGGATTAACGGGTAATGTCCCTAACCAAATGTTTTTCTCTTTGTTAACAATTTCTTGAACGAAATGTTCATAATCCCGTATTTTTTTGAGATTTTGTAGAAAAAATCCTGGTCTTTCTTTATTTAATTCCGTTAGGGTTCTCCCTTCTATCATATCCTTAGCTACGGTTTCAAATACATGACTCTTTTTAGTTTCAATAGATCTTATTACTGCGTCTGGGTCCATATTGTATGATATAAAGTCATTGTCTTTCATACAATATTTTACACAATGTTTCCAATTTCGAGCTGATTGGTAGTTTCCATGTTTAGGTGGTACCACACAATCATCAAATTTGTGTGCGTTAGTGACTCGATAACAAGTTTTGAGTCTTATAACCATATGAAGGTGTGGTGTACCATCTTTATGTTTCTCCTTTCCAATAACATACGAATCAATACGATTTCCAAACAGATTCGTAACTGCGTTAGAAGCCTGTTCAAGTGTTGTGGCACACTGTAGATACGTAAAATATAAGTTTTTACTATTGAGATTAAACTTTGAAACGGGTGTTTTATTGCTTTCCTTAGAAGGTACATCTTGCATTAAACTTTTTTTTTTTTATTTTTATTTAATGCATTTATTTTTAAAAAAAAGTTTTTTATTTACGTGCATGCTCTAAAGTAAGATCGGGGCAGATCTTAAATTCCTCACTTTATTTTGAAAAAAAAGATGACCTTTCGGCCATTATGTCAGTTAGAACAACTAACATATTTTTCTAAAATTCCGTGGAAAATTCCAAAGCTTTACGTGTTTATAATTTGCATTATACACGTTTGCATTGTACAGCGGGTAATATTATTGGATTTCCGCTGTACAATTTTGGGGGTGCTGAATATGGTAAGAGGGGTGTTGTTTTCACAATTACTCCTCACCCCTCCGGACACCTCCGACCGGCCACCCCCGGCCACCAACCCATACCAACCCATACCAACCCATACCAACCCAATTGTTTACCCCCCTAATGTTTATGTTTACCCCCCTAATGTTTTTTACGTGGAAAATTACAAAATATACCGTGATTTCTCAAATATTTTACAAGAATTTATTTACAATTATTTTTATCCTACAAATCTAAGTCTTGATTGGAAGTTGATAGTTGGAGCTAATCCTGTTTTATCTACCCATCCTACTAAATGAACTGAGTTATCAATTATTCCAGCAACATTTGCAGTTGTGGAATCTGTTTTAAAATTGACTCTTTGTCCCATTGGCCATTTATATGACATTTTGAATGGTCTGGTATATCCAGCTTGTTCTAAATTTGTCCCGTCATAACTGAAATAAGCTTGTGGAAGAACGATTGTTTTAGTTTTTAACACTTTAAACCTACCAGTATTGGACATATTTCTAAATGGGACAACCATAGTATTTGTATTAGTTGATGGATTTGTATATACATCTTCAGAATTAATAGTCATTCCATTGGTTTGAGTATCCATAACTAGTGCTAGAAATATTGTGCATGCACTATCACCAGCACCCTGGTTTACTTGATTAGCAATAACAATACTTCCCATTAATAATATAGACTTCATTGTTATTTGTTTCCCATCTCTCATAGAGGATGTATCACCTTGCTGTGGTGCATTTAGACATCCTATGCAATTAATGTCGGGTTGAATTTCTCCTGATGTAGCATCTGAGGACTGTGTTAATGAGTATGCTGTATTTAAACCTACATCTAAAAATTTTGTTTCAATGGATAGTAATCCACCTGTTCTTAAATTCAATTTATTTCGCGTAGTTCTATTTAAAGTCCTCCTAGATTTATAATTTCTACGCTTAATTAAGGCGTATTTGTTAGTTGGTGGACCTTTTCGTTTCATTTACCTAAAAAAAGATGTTTTTTTTTATTTTTTTGGAATTTTTTATTTAGTTTCTGGTGACTTTCGTTTTTTTGTTTTTATCCTGTGAGTTTCATCAGACTCAGAAAATTCTTCGTCCTCGTCATCCATAAGTAAGGAATTGGAGTCTACAAATTCTGGTTCTTCATCGCAATGTATGTAGGCTCTGAAATCATCAAAATTTGCAATAGCATCCTGCCTATTAAATGGAGGAGTGCACTCTTGAAGAGTGTCTTCTATTCTTTCAGGTTCAGGTGGTGGTATTGTGGGTGATAGAAATGTCATTCGAATACTTTCAGTGAATGTCAACACCACAAATCTACCTAATAAGGCTTCAAAAGTGGTCTTATGTTCATCTGCAGCCTTATGATAAACCTCATGAGGAGTTTTATTTGAGAGTATAATAACGGG